CTTCGGCAGTCCCCGCCACTTTTCCGGTTCAACCACCTCGGCCCTTGAACATCGGTCCTTCGACCTTACCTGACCCACGAGATCAGGAACTAGCACAAAGGTTAGCAGCGCGATGATCAAACTTTATCATTTACTGATGGATAGTCGTCACAATCCTCTGTCTCACATACCGGACACTAATACGAGGCACCTTGTGATGCAGGTCTTGGCATGGATGTGGTGTATCATATTTAGCATGTGGATGGGTTCAATTGTGGTGTTTGGCATAAGCGCAGCTATACACGCAATTCTACTCGCTGGAATATTTATTACGGTTGGCGTATTTGAAACAGCGAAACGCAAACCGAGTTACTTTAGTGGTTTTAAAAGATGAACAAAGATCAGCTACGCGAAGAGCTTGCATCGGATGAAGGCTGTAAGTACGAAATATATTTGGACCATCTTGGTCTGCCAACATTCGGAATCGGGCATCTAGTTAAGGACGCTGACCCGGAACACGGTCAGCCAGTCGGCACACCTGTATCAGAGGAGCGTGTGCGTCAGGTATTCGATCTTGATATACTTGTTACGCTTGAAGATTGTCACAGACTGTACGATGACTTCGATGAGTTACCGGAAGAAGCTCAGTTGGTGATCGCAAACATGTGCTTTAACCTCGGCTACCCACGTTTGTCAAAATTTAAGGGCATGAAAGCTGGCATTGATGACCGGGATTGGCATCGTGCAGCAGACGAAATGGTCGATTCTAGGTGGCATGATCAGGTTCCGAACCGCGCAAAGCGTTTAGTCAAGCGAATCCGTGATTTAGCAAATGACTGAAAACATTAGAAAAAAACATCGATTCTCGTCGAGCTAATTTACAATGACCGTACCAATACACCATCAGGTCGCTGAGAATCGCTGTCCGCGCTGTCAATCACCCCTAAAAGTGGTCCAAGTGCACGGTCATGGGCAGTGTATTTACTGTAAAGCTGTAGTTGATGATTGTTGTCAGGGTGAAACCTGTCAGGTTTCTAATCCTTCCGGCTCTGGCTCGTCACCTGTAGGATCACAGCGCACACCCATCACAATATGATCTTCATACATTGTAATTATCTGCGCCGCCATCTCTGTGGTTCTTTCAATACACTCTGTTATTTCTCGGTAAGGTCCCCGTGTGTCATCTGCCACAAAACAATCTTGTAGATTGCCCATCATGCAGACTAACACCATTGCTTCAAACATATCACTCTACCTGTCCCCAGTTGTCCACAATTGCTGCGTCAACATCGAAGGGTATGTTAAGATCAGGGATACACGTTGTCATAATTTCAACAACTTTGTCGGCCTGATCTTTTGACTCTATATTAAAGCATAGTTCATCGTGCACGGTAAGTATAGGGCATAAACCTTCACTGTGACAATCTACCATAGCCTTCTTAGTCTGATCGGCACTTGAACCTTGGATCAGTTTATTAAGTGCCTTGTAGGTAAACGCACGTTTGATCATGCTCTTGCCGCCATACTCTTTGATTGCTTCTTCTAGTGGTAACGCTTTGTGAAAGCCAAATGATTTTGGTTCCCATCTATCAAAGCGACACTTGCGCCCTAGTATTGTGCGGATGCTACCCTTATCCGCAGCATGATTCATTGTCATGTCGGCGATGCCTTTCACGAATGGCACACGTTCGTGATATTTGTATAGCAATTCCTTTGCTTCTTCTTCTGTCAAATCAAGCACACCAGCTAACTTTTTACGGCCCATGCCATACATGACCCCAAGGTTCACAGTCTTTGCTTCTTTGCGGCTAATCCCCGCCATGTCCGCAACAGTCTGATGAAAGTCAGCTTTGCCCTGCCTATACATTTCCACTACTTCATCAATCTGTGCGTGTCTATTTGCACCTTTTATCTGAGAACAATAGTGTGCTAACCATCTTGGCTCTTGTGATGCATAGTCAAAACTTCCCCATTTGTATCCATCTTCTGGTATAAATAGACCACGGATCATGGCTTTTATTTCGGGGTCACGCGCCGGGATTTGTTGAAGGTTGGGGTTGGACGAAGAAAATCGTCCTGTGACTGTGCCCCCTTCATCTGAACGAAGAGGGTTAAAATCACAATGGATACGACCGTTATGCGAATGCTCAAGAATAGTCTCCACAAATGTCGTGTTGGCTTTGTTAAACTCACGAAGGCGCACAATCTTTTTCGCAATTGGGTGCTCATGGTTCGCCAGAAATTGTTTTGTAAAGGCGGGGGCATCCGTCTTTTCTGTCCTATGATATTTAAGACCAAGAGCGTCGAACGCCTTTGCCACAGATGTAGCAACCCAAGGCTCTACGATAACCCCGGTCTCGGACCTTATTTCTTCTAGTAATGTTTTTTCCCTTACCAGCAGTTCCTTTTTTACTTGCTCTGCTTTGTCTATGTCCACTCTAACACCGCGCTGCTTCATGTCCAACAGCACAGGCAGTAGTGAGGACTCAAGCTTAAATATAGATGTGCATTCTTCCTTTTGTAAATCCACACGCAATCTATCCCACAAGCGGAGCGTAACGGCAGCATCCTGCTCTGCATATCTACCCACAAAGCTTGAGTCCAGTTGCCACATACCACTCTTGGCATCAACGCCATACATCGCCGCCGCAGCGCGTAACATCTTTTCGTTCTTTGTTTCGCCTAGATATTCCTTGGACAACGAGTTCAGGTTGTAGAACAGGCGATTCTCGTTCAACAGGGGCGCGGCTATCATGGTATCGATTATCGGACCTTGGACCTCTATCCCTGCCCAGCGCAACCAACCCAAGTCATACATAGAGTTATGCATGACCTTCTCAATGTTGGGTGTAGCTAACTGCTTCTTCAGCCAGTTGATCACAAGCTTTTCTGGCAGGTTGCCTGACTTGTGCCGCACAGGATAATAGCCAACAAAATCACCAGCCGCCACAGCATAGCCAATGACATAACCGTCGTCACGGCACCAGCCGGGGCCGAGCCGTGTCAAGTTTGGGTCACATGTCTCCAAGTCGATAGCTATGCGGTCATATTTTGTAAGATCAGGGAACGACGATGGCGGCACCCATGTGTCCTCAAAGTCAAATAGATCAGCTTTCATCGTTTACAATCTCTCCGCCCAGTGCAGCGTATCCAACGATGTCGATCCAAGAATCATCCTTAGTTATATCCTCAGACAAACGTGCAAGCTTGACTCCAATCATACAGGCTACAACTTGCTCGGCGGTCACAGACCGCCCTAGAACTATGCTCCAGATTGTAGCTATGCGCTCGTGATTGAACTTGGCTGGGCCGTATTCCTTGGCCCTTTGTCCGTTAATTAAATCCTTAGCTGTATTAAGGAAATATTCCCTGTCTTTATTCATAGCTGAAATCCGTATTGTGATTGTGACTCTACAATGTGCAGAGCCTTCTTAGCACGAGTAAGCCCAACATAAAACGTCCGTATTTCAGACGCTTGATCTTGGCTTTCGGCGCATGCTTTTGATGAATCTAATAGTAAGGCGACGTTATCCGCCTCGCCACCTTTGGCTTTGTGTATCGTCGATATCCGAATCCTCGGCTTGCCCGATAAGATAGACTCGCCCATCCGACGTACAGAAGTAATGTAGATCCGCTCCTTGTCCGATACTTTCAGGACTTCGTGCCACGGTGTCTGCTCTGTCGCGCTCAACTCGCACAGGCTCTGTATATCTGTGAGCGTGTAAGTTACTTCTGGGTTTAGGTTTGCAAGGCTTTTCCTGCCAGCTTTGGTAATAACGGTTGAGTTTAACTGTGTTGATAAGCTCTTCAGTTCCGATGCGGACAGTTGTTTGTTCTTGCATAGTCTAAGCCATACCTCGATTCCTGTTAAAACATTGGGCGATATGGACCAACCAGATCCTTCGCGCCAATACAGGAACCCTTGTTCTTTGAGGTCATTTGCGATTCTGTTGGCGATAAAGTTTGTACGAGCAAGGATTAGCCACTCACCAGTTGTAATGTCCACATCTAGGATATCACGATGCCAGACAACTGTCCCGGTTTTATCGGTGGGTGACCACACTTTTTTCTGTCGTATATCTATCTGTTTTACAAGGGAATCTGCTAAATTATACACTGCCGTGGGAAGCCTGTATGATTTATCTAATACTATCTTATTTTCTGATGAACGCAGGAAATCTCTCACATCCACACCCATCCACGAGTAGATACATTGATCGTCATCTCCTGCATAATAGATGCGCTTGGCCTTGGTCTTCAGCACCTCGTGCACCATACGCCACTGCATGGGTACAAGGTCCTGCGCTTCGTCTACAATCAGGACATCTAACGTCGGACCTTGGCCCTCGGCTACAAACTGTTCGATCATGTCAACAAAATCTAGTTTGTTTGTTTCCTTCTTGTAGTCATTCACCACCTGATCGACTAGCTTGAGTTGCTGATAATGCAACCTGCGATCCGCCGTAGCGGAAAACTGATCTTCAAGTGTGCGACCAGTAACCCTTGCTATTTGTATCATCGATAAATACGCATCGCCGCCACGCCCCGGCGTAAACAATATCCCGTCAGACATTTTAACTGAAGAGTTAGCAGAAAACTCCAGACCCAAATACTTTGCTATTTTGGTATAGTCAGCCCCCTTCAATACTTTTTGACCACTTAACCCTAAACAGTTAAATGCCAGCGAGTGTAGTGTACGAAACCAAACCATTTGTTGTGCGTCCATGTTCAGCTTTTCTGCCGCACGGTTACGCGCTTCTTCTGCGGCCTTCCGACTGAACGACACAAACGCGATCCTGTCTGGTGGTGTGCCGCGAGACAGTTCGTCTTCCACGATTGATATAAGTCTGGTTGTCTTGCCTGTACCGGGCGGTCCAAAGATTGTTGTTTCCATTAGAACGGCACCTCGTTTTCTCCGACATCGATCCTTGGAGCTTGAACCTCGGCCCCAAAACACGGAACCCACCAGACACGCATGGGTTTGGTATCGCCCTTGGTTGTGTTGAATCGTTTTAAGCCATTAGCCGTACTGTCTGTGTTCAATTCTTTCAGACGTTCCTGTATCTGACCACGGCTGTAACTATCAAACTTGTGATTGCGTAGATACTTAATCAATGCCTCAAGCTTGAAGAACGTCTTGCCCTCTTCATCATCAGTATATGGCTTGCCCAGTGCTAGTTCTTCGGCTGACTGTGCCTGTACTCTTCCATCACAGAATGCCTCAAGTAGATCCATGAACTGACCTTTGTATGTTAGTTCTTCCGGCACTTCGATCTCGCTCATGTCTTCCATCATCATGGATACAATGACCTGCCAATCAGCCACCTTCATCATCGGTGGCATGATGTGTATCTGTTCCATGCATGCTTTTTGAAATCGTTGTGGTGTCTGTAGGTCATCTGTCGTTAGCTCGACTCGCTTACCACCCACATCACAAAACCACACAGGTGGCTCTGATTTGACAACACACAGACCCGTGACCTCTACGTTTGTTATGTTGGATCCGATACCAAACTTTTTTGTCTTGCACAGACTCTTGTTGCAAAAAGATTTGAGCGGCTCCTGATCACACGGAAAGCCATACTCCTTCTTCTCATGCTGCTGCTGTATGGTGACTATCTCCGTAGCTGGTAGCGGCGGAGTGCAATACTTCATGTTAATTTCTTCTAGCCGTTGCCGCCAGTTATCTGGCTGTTCCTTCTTACAGGCAACTGCTGCTGCAAACATAACTGTATTGCGTGTGCCCTCTGGAATCCCCTGCCCAAACATACAGTTCAGGCAGGGGGACCACTCAACGAACTCGTCAACCTGTTCACCAAATGTTAAACCAACAAAAACATTTGGGTCCACAGATCGGGCAGAGACGAGTTCAAGGAATCTTTCTAACGATGCTGGTTCACCGTCTTCGTCAATCGCGAAGCGGAGCGTCTGTTCCGAATCAAAGTACGGAAGGTTAATAAAGTTGCCAACATCACCACGCTCGACAAGAATCTGTTCCTGCTTCGGGAATATTTCGCAGCCACCGTACCCAAGATAGGCAGCAATCTCTGATGCTTTGTCACGCAACTCTCCTGCGCTGATCCAGTCGTTGAAGAAAAAGAATATGTGAGCACCGCCGGACTTGCTCCTGCATACAACGCAAGGCACTTCCATATCGCGCAGCTTTTTGTCTATTGCCACCAGATCCAAAGGATACTGATCAATATCAAGAGCGCCAAATTTGCACTTGTTGTGCTCGTTAATAGGAATAGATCCAACACCATTCAACCCCTGTAAGTGTTCACGAATCAAATCTAATGTCAGTGGCTTTCTTACGATGTACGATTTAGCTTTCTGTTTACCAGCCCTTCGTTCATCAGATATCTGTGTCTGTCCATGTGCTGCGTCAAAGCCCTCAAACGCAGCCATGAACCGTTCATCTATGTTCATTGGATCGCCCCATGTTGGTTTAGAGCGGGGGTGGTTGATTAGCAAACTCAGGTCAGAGACGGCAATCTCTATGCGACCTGTCGCGGGACCAATCAACCTTGTACGCAGCCCCCGGCTACGCCCAAACCACCCGCGATTAAAACGGTATTTCATCTCCTTCATCTGATGCGGACTGATTCATCTCTTCAGCCGTGCCTGCGGCTGTCTTAATCTCGCCCTTCTTAAACTGGTTATACAAGTCACGCGCCTGCACCAAAATATCGCTAGACACTTCCTTTACATCGCCCTGCGCTATTTGGTAGTTGAACCACGAACCTTTGTCGTTGCTCTCCTGCACAGAAGTCAGCTTCCAGACAGTCGCCCACATTGGTGGGGTAAACAAGCCCTTCTCTGGATGCACCAGCTTCATGCCAGCGCGGCGAGTATTCCACTGCTTGGCAATCTTCATCTGGGTCTTCTTCATATCACAGATCATTTGCTGCGGTATGCCGTCATCACCAAAAGCCAACACCAAGAACTGCGCTGACCGCACAAGCTCGTTACCGGACGGAAGCATCTCGTTAGCACCATTACGCTCAGTGCTACGGATGTCAGGACTATTCGGATCCAACTCACCCATAAAGCCACCACCATTCTCGCGTAACTGGAACTCCAGATACTTCATTTGATACGCGCAAGGGATCACACTAACTCCCTCTTCTGAGTCCCAGAACTGGCCCGTCACCGTATTAAACAAGTCACCACCCGAAGCACCTTTAATATACTTAGAGTCCTGCTTATTTAACTGCGGAGACAACGGTTGCAGAATACGCAGAAACGGGATCTGCATATCTTCTGCACCTACATTCTCAAGACCTTCACCTGCACTCGCGTACAAGTCATCCATTACATTTGCCACTGCCGTGGACTTTTTTTCTACTACTGCTGTATCAGGCATCTTCTTCCTAGCTCCTGCTTATCTTCGCTTCAGTTCCTACAAACACACCGAATGTTTCAAAGTCGATATCTTGTCCCGACTCTATCCGGTTTTTTACCCACGCCTTTAACGTCTGTGGATGGACGTGAGTCTTCTGTACCGGATCCAGACCTTGTGTCCGCAAGTCCTCTACAACTGAACCTGCCACATTGTCCTGTCCTGTATTGAATGACACTGTCACATCATTTTTGATGATGTCCCCTTCGCCAATAGAACGTAACCAAGCGTAGGCTTCATCGCGTTTGTCGTCCGTGATACGGGCGTGTACAAACTGACGGAGCTTTATCTTGTTACCATCAACCTCAAGACTATCCACACCCATCTCTTGCATCAGGGCAGGGATGTCTTCTTCGTTGATCTTACGCTTTTTGTACTTGAGATCTTTTAGATACTGCTCTGCGGCAGCAATGTCTTCGTCAGCCTTGATAGACTCACGAATAAGACTTGAAAGACGAGAACCGCCTTTCGTATCTACATTGTCGAACTTGTCGGCTTCGACTGCCTCATCTAGTAGCTGGAACCATTCAGCCATCTTTCATCTCCTTCGTAAAAGTTTAAGCCCTTCGGCTGTGGACGGCGATCATATATAGCGTGACCACCGTGTCAAGCGGATAATTTATTACCTGCTTGATATTCTTTCTTGACAATGTGTGCGACCTGCTTGCTTACACTTCTGTCGCTCTTCTCTGCCATTGCCTTCAGCATTTTGTAGATGTCGATTGAAACCGCAACTGATTTCCATTTATCTGTATCCACCTATTGTCTCCTGAATTTTTATCTGTTAGCGTAACTTTATCTGATAACAAAAAGGATCGTCAAGTAAAAAATGAGACCAGATCACAGAATCGCATATGGTAAGCAATCCGAACTCATTGCCGCCGCTTGGTTAATCGGGCGTGGCTGCTATGTGTACACCCCCTTTATTGAACAAGGTCCAATTGATCTTATAGTCCTGACTCCGGACGGCGAAGTCCTGAAATTTGATGTTAAAACTGCAAGTCGAAGAAAAGATGGAAGCGTAATCAGCCGCATGCTGACCCCGCGCCAACGCAAGCTTGGAGTCAAACTTTTGTATGTTGATCGGGAAACTCTTGAATGTCATTTTTACCCTCATCAGTTTTCTAAATATCCTAACGCACCTCAACGTGCTGCTAACCGTCACTTCGGCGGGGTGATAGCTCCAACCACTGCCGAGCTTCTTCCCCCAGAGTCTTCGCCGATATGTCAATCTTCTTCCGCAAAGACTTGACTATATACTCATCGATAGTTCTTCTGCTGACTAGATCCACATATGTAACCGCGTTGTCCTGACCAATACGATGTGCTCTATCCTCTGACTGCACTCGCGTTTCCAAGTTAAAGTCGTTGGCGTAGTAAATCACGTTTGTGGCTGCGGTCAGCGTCAAGCCATAACCTGCGGTCTGTGGGTTGGCAACGAAGAACCTTGCATCTTCAAACTGGAACCTGCGAACTGCTGTTTGTCTATCGTCATCAGAGGTATCGCCGTAGTATGTGACCACGGAACTTGCACCGTGGACCTTGGCTAGTTTAGCTTCGATATTCTTAATATCGTATCTGAACCTTGACCATATAATCACTTTGCCTGACATCTCTTCGATTGTTTCAAGCAGCGCATCAATACGTTTAGTTGGAAACTGTATCATTTCTCCATCGTCCGTCATTATGTGACCGCACAACACTTGTTGTAGTCTTAACATCTGTGTCATTACGGCAGGAGCACTGACTAATTCTCCGTTCTCAAGCAGTATGATTGCTGCGTTCCGCATGCTAATGTAGTAGTTATGCTGTTCTTTGGACAGCATTACTTCCCTTGTTGTGTATATCTTGTCTGGTAGATCTAAGGCTTCTTCCTTAGTAACTCTGAACGAAAACTTTTCCAGCTTGGCAGAAAGCTCGTCAAGATTTCTGTATCCCACGATTTGCTGAAAACTATGACCGCCCATCCGTTGAGTTCTCGTAATCGCAAATCTGCCTTGGAAGGCATAGTATGAGTCGAATCCAAGCAGGGCTTTGGACATAAATCCACATTGCGAATAAAGATCCATCGGCGATTTAGTAACGGGCGATCCGGTGAGGATACGCCTATACGATGCTCCTTCACCAAACTTAACCAGAGCCTTAGTCCGCTTGGCTTTGGGGTTTTTAATAGTTGTTGACTCATCGACCGCAAGTAAGAACGACGCTTGGCGAGTGAAGATATCCACAAATTTTGCGACCTTCGCCGTTGCAAATCCTTCAACATTAACCAGCAGGATGCGGAGCTTATCACGCTTTTCAACGCCAGCTTTGAGGCGTTCAGCTTGGGTTTTATTCGGAGACGGTGTCCAAACATAAACCTCGTGTTCAACGTCCTCTGGCATATGAGTCGGTATTTCTGATATCTCCCAGTTTCTATACACACCCTTGGGCGCGACAATAACGGCGGTATCGATTTTACCTTGCTCGTATAGCCAGACAATGTTGTCGATAAGAACCTTCGATTTGCCACAACCCATCTCCATAAAGTAGCCGTAATTTACCTTGTCGTGGCTTCTTAATAGAGCTTCGTGCTGGTGCTCATACGGTTTTGTTTTGTATTTAAATTTCATCTGCGCCCCTTCGTAGTGTGTTATGCCCCTTCTTCGGGCGGATCCTTTTGTTCCTCTACTCCACTACCAAGTAGGGAAAATTTTGCGGACTCTAAATAAAATAATATGTCAGCAACATCTTCTTGGGTTGTCATCATCTTGATTGATCCATCCTCTGCCTCACCCAAGATGACTACATCTTTATATATCTTCGATGCGTACTCACACACAATCGGCACTGGATCCAGTACAACTTCAATTTTCTGTGGCTGTTTTAGATACACTATGTTGTCGTTGTCGCTCATCTATCGTTCCTTGATTTTTCATGTCAACGTAAGCCTGCTTCCGCTTGTAGACCTTTTCGGCTTCACGGTACAGTCCAGCAGATTGCAACTCTGTGTATTCTTCGTCAAGTATCCTAATGAGACGACCTAGCCCCGCAAGATCCTGTTCCATGCTTCTAGCACCTCTGCCTCATGTGTGTGGTGTACTGGTTCTGGATCATACAGATACTCGTTTATGACGTTTTCGATTACCGAAACAGCATCAGGCCAAGGCATAAGTGTTTTGGTATCCCGTGCGATTTGTTTTTCATTAGCGTTCAATCTGGTCTCGTGCATCTTAGACTCCTGATTTGGTTTGTCTTTTATTTTATAGGACTCTGCGTTATTGTCAATTATGGTCATGCCGCATGCTATGCACTCGCGCTTTGCAAACGGTTTTGCGATCAGATTTAGTGCTCCCCTGCACCTTGGACATCTGCCGTAGTCTATCAGCTTTTGCCAGCTTCCATCACCTTCGACTATCAATGCTTTGTCTCCTCATTATCATCAGCTACAGATGCCACAGCCGCTTCCATCGCGGATGCCATCATCTGAGTTATGGCACACGGCGAATGCGGATTGTTCCGCAACGCCATGGACAAGGCCGTGCACATCAACAGAAACGAAATCATATCTGGATCCAGACGCTTTTCTGCAAAAGCTTCCATCGCATCGTTGATTATAATCGCAGCCGTTTCAGTATTTGATTTTTTCCTCATCTTAAAAACCCATCTCTATGCACAAGACATTTAATCTGATGAGCATAACACCAGTGACCATTGTCCAAATCAATTACATACTTGAATCTGCGGTCACTATCTACATCACCAATGTTAGCTTCCAAACATTCGTGTCCATATTTATCGCCATGACGCACCTCATCGATGCATTTGATTTTTGCAACGCCATGCGCCGTATTAACCATGTCACCAACTTTAATTAGCATCTTTATACTCACTCCAATATTCGGCCCACATCTCAGACATAAGATCCATGGTCTCGCTCAACGAATGCAACTCAACCAAATGCATGTGACTCTCCATACGACTCGTGAACTCATGCCACGTCTCGCACTCACCTATAATATTAGCTGCCTCGTCTTGGAACTTTTCTTCTTGTTCCATCATCATAGCTTTCATCCTGCCCATAAGCTAACTCCTTCCTAAAATTAACATCGCTACGCAAACGTTTCTTCGTCTTGATACGTCCTAGCGTATCATACTCTCGGCGCACTTCCAGTATACGCAGATCCGCGACCAACTGTTCCCAACTGGGCACGCTCATGTAGCCGTCTCCTGATGTAACCAAAGCACTTCTGGCTCTCTGCCGCCAGTCAAATTAACAGCCGTCCGCATAGCTTTTTTTTCTGCGTCTTCAAGGTCAGATGCATGGACGTATATCTCACGATCCACCAGCACCCTGACCTTAACTTTATATGTTCCACGCTCTGTCATTGCGGATCTAATCTCCAGTCCACACCTTCTTCGGTAGTCAGACAGAAAGTGCTGTGCATTGAGTCCTCATGGTTGAAGCCATGTTGGGTAAGTTCCAAATGGCACTCACTTATTGTGTCGTGGGTACTGATCACATTGACCGTGCCCCCATTGAAGCTGGTCATCGTGACCATGATCAGCAGATACTTACTCATCCGACTCGTCCTTATCCAAGTGATAGAGTCTAGTCACTGCATGGGCTGAGTCGATCAGCATGTGCATGTCAGCGCAGGTAACAGCCTGTGGGCCATGCCACTGAAGATCTTCGCCGATACTGTTGGCGGCTTTGACCAGTGCTTCCACGCTCTCCAGCATCGATGGATACTTGTCACGCAACTGATGCAGCAAAGCTTCGCGCACTGCGGCTTCCTGCTCCCTTTGCTTGCGCCAATGTTCTTGACGCTCTTCAATTGTTGTTTCATCAGTCATTACTGTGTCTCCTTCCTTCATACACACTCTTTGAATAGTACATACCACCGTCATCGTCGTCTTGCACATCATCGGCAAAACAATTATCAGGCAATGACTCGCTGTTTTTTATCCACGCGAGTCTGTTCTGTTTACGCTCATCATCAGCGTGGCGATTTATGCTTAACTCAGATCTGTCGTTCAACTTCTTGTCAAGCCCGTTCCTTTCGACCTTCCTCATCTCGCCCTCGCCATATACACACTTTGCATAGCCAATTTATTTTGGATTATGTCCTTCACATGTGCATAGCTTTCTGCAACAAAATAACCGTCATGGCGGCACAGACCATCATTAATCACTGTGACCTCGCGCTCTGTCTCACCCCACTTCATGTTGCGGACACTAAGAGCGAACCTGTCACCCACCAAAAAGATGGGTTCAGGTATGTCTTGACCAGTCATGTGGTCAACTAAAGTAAATTCAAGCGTTATCATTTTATCTCCTCTCACCAACTTGCCTGATATTCAACCGAATGCCAGTAGACATCGCCCTGACTATCCAAGTCATTCCAATCTGCCACACGTTCAAACAAATCAGCGTCATCATCGGCAGCATCGCAACACTCTTTCCACCAGTCATCATCGCCAAAAAAGAAACCGCTCACGTCTTCAGGAAAGTCCCTTCGCCGTAGCTTGTGTGCAATCAGACGACAGTCTTCGGAACTCAAGTGAATGACCTGACACTCATCGACCCCGTCTGCAAACGTATCGACAATCAGCTTATGCAACGGCGCATGTTTACGCCAATAGCCCAGCTTTAGCCTTTCAGACTCACATTCAAACCCATCAATCATCCGCACGTTGATGGGAATGATGCTCCCATCTTCGTTGCGCTCTAACTCACCATCAGGCAAGCGCTTGAATTCGGTGCGCTTAAACTTGTCACCACGCAAATACATATCGAGTCCCATTATTCAACACTCCCTGCTTTCCAAATGCCAGTGTGTGGGTTGCTTTCATCAACCACTTTATAGTCTTCATCGACCACACCTTTATCCGGCACTGTTTTCCAATCGACCACAACTTTTGGCGAACCATCTTCGTTGATTTCGTCTTCATCAACCACACGCATACGAAAGGCACCGGCTATGACATCGTCTTCGGTCATCATGTTTGCGTCATATGGCGCTGTCCAATTTTTGGTGTTACCCCAGTCTACCTCGATTTGGTAACCCCTAGCGTAGATGGTTAGAGTCTTGAACTCAGGGTCTATCGCTAACTCACAACCCTGAAACGGCACGGCGAAAAAACAATTTGACATGCCACCCTTTTTGACTGGTATGTACCAGTCATACGCGTCCATCCGGTCGTCCATCTTTTTACCCCACTCAATCATTTCATCAATGTCCAACATTATGCAACCTCCAGATCTTTGAAAAAGTGTGGGCGATAGTCATCAACATCGCCAATAAATTTTATCAACAGCGTGAATTCAAAACGATGACCAATAAAACGAATGTCATCTTGCAGTGTTTCAAAGCTAGTCTTGGGCGCGATAGACTCGCCCTCATCATCACAGCCCAACACCAACGCCTTACCAGCTAGCGGCTGGGGATAGTTGCGGTGAATCCAGAACGCCTGATCATTGACGTACAAACCCTCATCATCGACAAAGGCCGCATCTTGGTTTTGATACAGACGCACTACATCGAAACAACCACGGCTGGCATCAACCATGCGACTGATGCTTTTATAATCGCCGTCATAGTCAACTGTCGTGACGTTCTGGCTAAATGGATTTATAAAATATGCTTGCATTATTTTGCTCCCTTCACTGTCATTGGTTTGGATACAGCCTGTTTCAACCACGCACGGTTGTTGATCGTAATGTGCAACACACGATGACGTAGCTTCGGTTTCGCTAGACCGATAGTAATTGGCTTGTGTTTCATGGTGAGAACCCCTTCTACCTTGAACCTTGAACCTTGGTGCTTTACAATTAACACCTGATTTAGTAGAATCCTAGCATAATATCCCATAAGGTCAAACATAAAAGTAACAGGACATATAGTGTTTTCTACGGGTAAACGATTTAATTTATTTTTTTCTGAAAATGGCGTTACAAACGTTACAAACGTTACAACCCTTACTGGGCAACGGTTGTAGCTGTAACACTTCTGTAACGTTGTAACACTTATGAGATCGAACGGGGATGGATTTTGGAAAATAAAACAGACAAACCCACAGAAAACACTATAGGCAAGGCTGGTAGACCTGCTGGGCTTACCAACAGACAGCGTGAATTTGCCAAGTATTATGTTGAGGGTAAATACTCCAACGCAGAGTGTGCTAGAAAAGCTGGCTACGCTGAAGGTAGTGCCGCACAACATGCCGCCAAACTGCTTGACGGTAAATCCTTTCCTGAAGTACCCGAACTGATTAAAGATATGCGGCAAGCCAGAGAACGCAGATACGGCGTGACCCTGATCAATCAACTCAAACGGTTTGAAGAATTGTCCATATCGGCTGAAGAGGCTGGACAATTCAGTGCCGCGATCAATGCTGAGAAAATACGATCTAGTCTTGGTGGCTTGACCATCGATAGGCGAGAGTCCACACATGTGCATCAACTTGACAATCTTTCGCGTGAAGACATCGTCGCTCGACTCGCCGCGATCAGGAAGCAATACCCCAATGCATTCCCCGAACCTGAGATGAAAAGGGTTGAAGATGCCACGAACAGAACAGAGCCTGTGGAACTCATTGAAGCAAAATTTACCGAAAAAGACCCACTTCCAGCGGATAGAGAATAGGGCTGGTGAGGGTATGCCAGATGTATATCTGTGCATGGATGGCGTACCAATTTGGTCTGAATTAAAAATAATTAAAAATGGCAAGGTCTCTGTCTCAAAGTCCCAGATTGCTTGGCATTTGGGGCATACGCGCTGTAATGGTGTAAGTTTTTTCTTGCTCCACTGCCCCTCGACGGGCAATGTATTTTTATTTGACGGGGGTTTAGCGGCCAAGTTGCAAGGTTCAAGGATCGACGACCTGCGATCTGCGGCCTCATGGTGCGGCGACCTGCGATCTGCGCCTTCTGCGCTTCGCACCTGCGCCCTTGCCCGGTGGAACTGCGACCTGCAACCTGCGGACGGCGAGCCGGGGGCGTGACACAACGAAAGCCTACCGGGTAAACCCGGTAGGCTTTCTGTCCTAGTGCTCGATATAGGCGACATTTTCAACGGTACGATCCCAGCATGCGCGACAATCGGCGCATTTGTTACCTTGTTGTGGTGCTGGGCATCTGTGCCCGATATGACCAGCCATCGATTTACTGTTGACCGTGCTAGTATTTTCCCATGATCCGGCTGGTATGCCGTCAATCATGGTGGCGGACATTCGCAACGTGACATTGTCGGGAAGCTTGCGAAGCTTCAACACTTTTGCCCAGATCCCATATTCGCGACTTGGTATCCAGTGTCGTAGGTGCGGTGTAGAATCGCAAACGTCTAGAATGTTTAGACCCATCGCGACGCTGTCAACGTCGCCACTATCAAACCATCTAAATTCTGGATGCTTTGCTACGCGCTTGCTGTGCAACAGTGCGACCATACGCGGCACAAAGTCCAGTGCATTAAAAAACACTTCGCGACGTGCCATCGCATCGATCACGTTTGGCATGTTATAGCGACCTTTGCATGCATAGCAATTTTCGCATGTACTACCCTTTACTTTGCGAAGCTTCGACCCAGTATGACAAAGCCTAGCGTCACGATTGATTGAATAGCCAGGCATTTTTGACGGCTTCGACAACATTGGAAAATCTAGTTTTACTTGTTCCATTTGATACCCCTTCTAATGGTTTATAAGATTATCCCATAAATAAATGTATAAAACAATAACAATCTGCGACCTGCGCCCGACCTGCGATCTGCGACCGTCCGCCGCCGCGCCGCGCTCCTACAAATAAAAGACCGAGCGAAGCTCGGTCTTTTATCCCTTCCTTTGTTGTTAACCATACAACAGAATATCAAGTTGATTGTCCCAGTGATCAGAGTTGGCGGTCTGTAGTGCGTCTATAGTGCACATACCGTCATCGTAGTAGTCGCGCCACAAGGCATCGGGCAAAGCTTCAACACCCATAGGCCAGCCTAGGCCAGCCAATTCTTTGTCACAAGCTTTCATAAATTCATCGAATGTCATATCTTATCTCCTAAAAAAAGGGCGACCGTGGTAGGGAGAAAACCACGGCCGCCGAGTCGGGCGGGATATTACCCGACCAAACGATAACCTCTCCTAGTGGTTATCGAAACACCGTTTTCGTTACGCAGCCGCCAGATCCCATCGTACACAGAACTGGCAGACAGATCAGTTAGACGCTCAATCGTCCGACGAGTAACACGCCCACCTTTCGCATCGCGCAGGACGTTTAAGATCATACGCTTGTTACGCTCAATAGTGGAGACTTTAGGCGATCCGAGCTTCGGTGCGCTCTTCACTTTCTTACCAACGGTCACAGGCTTATGCACCTCGACCGTTGGTTTACCGTCTGCGACGGTAATATTTATGATAATATCAGTCATAGCTATATCCCTTCATTTGACTGTTAACACTATGGGGAAATCCCATGTATCCATCGTAGTGCTTACTATGGATTAATCAATTACTAGTTTGGCAAATGTCTTTTGTTAAAAATGCAATAATCGATCTGCGTTCTGCGACCTGCGTCCGTCCGTCGCCGCGCCGCGCTTGGTGGAAAGAAAGGCGGCTTGCGCCGCCTTTCATGGGAGATTACTTAAACAGTTATCTTGCTGATCAGCGTCAGCTTTCCATTTGATTGACCCTTGGTGGTATCCATTTCATAGATGCCAATGCATTTGGCATCTTTGATACCTTTGAACACGAAGATCTCGTTGCGTAGTATCTTCTTGTCTGAGCTTGGCATATGATGAACTCTGGCAATTCGCTGCCCCAGTTGAGTCAGGCTGTCGCTTGTTGGATATGTGATCGTCCCGACATCCTTCGCCAGCAGCGTCGCTACTGTGTAGTCTTGTCTTGCAAAATATTTAGCCATGTTGTATCTCCCTTGGCTAGTGTTGTGGACACGCTTTGTCCATGATTCATACTAGCACGGCTTATCCCATAACATTACCCCCATAATTCGCAAAAGTGTTTTGCTATATTGGCAACAATGGGGTTACTGATTTTGATTGACAAATGACCTTGGCTATGGCAGCCCCCCACCCCCTTATATTGTATACAAGCTGCGTACGACTGTGCACAATTTGCAGGGTTGATAAATTCATTCAGCGATATTATCGTTTGGGCATGACAGACATGCAAAACCTAGACCTGCTGCCAGAGGAAGTCCTAAAGGAAATCCTGTTACTGGAAGAGCAGCAAAAGCGCCTAGTTACAAGGTCCGAGGCCCAAGATAAGTTTATGTCGTATGTAAAGCATGTGTACGAGGGCTTTATAGAGGGGACCCATCATAGAATCATATCGGAAAAGTTAGAGCGCATTGCGTCGGGTGACTTGAAGCGTTTGATTGTGAACATGCCACCTCGGCACTCTAAGTCTGAATTTGCATCCTACCTCATGCCATCTTGGTTCTTGGGCCGTAATCCCAAGCTAAAGATCATTCAGGCTACCATGAATACGGAACTTGCTGTAAGATTCGGGCGCAAGGTCCGAGATCTGATTGCCGATCCAGTCTATCGGGAGATCTTTCCTAATACGGACCTAAAACCGGATAGCCAAGCAGCAGGTCGGTGGGAGACTAGCGCTGGCGGGGAATATTTTGCAGCCGGGGTGGGAGCTGCAATGACTGGTCGTGGCGCTGATTTGCTTATAATTGACGATCCGCACTCGGAACAGGACGCTTTATCCACGTCTGCGTATGATAATGCGTGGGAATGGTACACATCTGGGCCTCGTCAGCGTCTACAACCGGGCGGTTCGATCATTATTGTGCAGACTAGGTGGTCAAAAAAGGACATAACGGGTAGGTTAGTGTCCGCTATGGCGAAGGATTTGATGGCTGACCAGTGGGAAATCGTTGAATTTCCTGCAATTATGCCGTCGGGGGAACCATTATGGCCTGAATTTTGGCAAAAGGAAGAGCTACTCAAGGTCAAAGCTTCGCTGTCGGTAGGAAAATGGAACGCGCAGTGGCAACAAAACCCTACATCAGAAGAAACCGCTATGGTCAAGCGGGAATGGTGGCAAGAATGGGGCGAGGACGCCATACCAAAGCTAGATTACATCATTCAATCGTACGATACGGCCTACAGCAAGAAGGAAACGGCTGATTATTCTGCTATTACGACGTGGGGTGTGTTTCAACCGCACGAAAACGGCGAACAACACCTGATATTGATGGATGCAAAGAAGGGACGCTGGAATTTTCCTGAGTTAAAGAGTATAGCACAGGACGAATACGAGTATTGGGAGCCAGAATTGATGCTGATAGAGGCAAAAGCGTCGGGTCAGCCGTTGGCGGATGAGATGCGTATGCTGAATTTACCTGTTGCCACGTTCAGCCCGGGTCGCAAACGCGGTGGCGGGGGCATGGACAAGACAACCCGCATGCATATTGTGTCTCCTATTTTTGAATCCGGTAAAGTGTGGTATCCTGCTGGTGAAAAATTTGCGGACGAGGTCATCGAAGAGATTGCGTCATTTCCTAATGGCGACCATGACGATTTTTGTGATAGTATGACTATGGCCTTGATGCGTTTTCGTCAGGGTGGCTTTATCAGTTTAGATGGCGAAGAGTTCGAGGACGACGCGCCCCCACGCGCTAGAGAATATTATTAATGGCTAGACAACCAACTTCCATGGTTCCTGTGCGATATGACACAGTGCTCCCAGTTTCCAGAGATCAGATGTCCCGCGACGCAAACGCGGCTAATATGCTTAGTCAGTTGAATGACCCAGAAGCATTTTTAGGCTTTGGTGGTCGTACCCCACAAGAATTTTTAACTCCGGGGCTTCCTTCGTTTGCAAGGGTAACTGAAACGCCAGCCGAAGCGGCGGAACGTCGAGCGCTAGCGGGTGACTTTGCTACAGGTATAGCTCTTGGTCTAACCACAGACATTGTTGGATTAGCGGGTGACTTGCCTGCCCTGCTGTTGAGCGACGCGCCTAAGTTCGCGGCGGCTCTTGTTATGGGTAAAAGCTTTGATGAGATGCCATCAACAGTTTTGGACGAGGGTCTAAATGCAATTCGTGACACTATAGGTTCTGATGCCTTGGCGGGTTACTTGGGTGTGGACGAAGAAACCTTGGCCAAGCCCGGTGTTACCACAGGGCGTTTGCTGTCATCTATCGTAGATCCGGTTGTTCTTGGTCGTGCTATAAAAGGTCTAGTCAATATTAGAAAGAGCCGTGCTGAAACAAAGGAAGACCCTCAAGAGGGGATTGCTACGTTAGCCCCGGAAGTCCCAGAGGCACCAGAAGAAGGCATCGGGTCTTTGTCAGCTAATCAAAGACGTGAAGCCGCGTTAGAAATTATGGCTAACGCTGGTACACAAATGGGCCGTTTAGAACTTGAAAGATTCATAGCAAGAGCGAATGACGCAAGGACAGAACCAGACAATACGCTTCTAGCAGACTTCTTTGGCGAAGAAGCTGGCACACGCATGAATGAGTTGTTGTCGGCCCCCGGCGCACAAATGGACATAGGCGCAGACTTCGACGTGGTTGGAGAAAGAGCCGAAGAGTTATTACAGGCACGTTTAACAAACCCAACAGAGCTTGAAGATATTGTAGCTGGTAATCAGTTTAGATTTGAAGGTGCTGAACAATTAGCTAGACAACGCGCACGTTTTGGAGCGATGAGTGACCAAGAGTTAATTGAAGAGTATCAGACTATAATAGGTGCAGGCACTGATATCACCGAGTTAGAGCCACAACAGGCTACTAGACTCTCTGAAGTACTAAACGAGATGGCTGGTCGTCGAGGTGACGAGCTTACTAGACTTACTGAAGAAGAGCGTTTAGTAAACGAACAAACTGCTATGGAAGCGTTTGGTCCGGGGCTAACTGGTACTGCTCCATCACAAAAACTTACTACGGCTACACCAGCCGAAGGCATAGACTCTTTGCCTTTGTCTTTGTCGCAGGGATTAGATGATCTGCGTCCACTATCTGGTGATGACTTTGAAACGTCTTTAGCTGGAATAGGTTCATTGGGTGAAGTCAACCCTGTTTATGCAGAAAACGCTTTGGTGATTGGCGGCGAAGCTGACCAGTTCGGCGGACGTGTAAAACACTACACTCCTGCTATGCAGGACTTCGTCAGGTTTACGGAAAGCGACACGTTTAAAACTCAAGCTTCTGCTTCGGGTGAGATAACCGGGCAGCAGGTTATGTCTGCCCTAACTAAGAACAAAGAGTCCAGAGACGAGATAGTTGGCTCAGAGTTTGAAAGAATTATGAACGCTGAACCCAACAAGAAGTACAACAAAAATCAAATTATACGGCTACTCACGTCTGTTGTGCCACAAACAAGAACAAAAACTATATTGAATAGCAATCGACCAGAAGCTCCGTTTGAAAGAGGTATCCCGTTTGCTGATGCACAATTTACGGATTTAGAAAAATCTATATTTGAAAATAATGGTGTCACTATATTTTCAAATACATCTCCTACGATTGATATCCCCGGCTTTGGTCGTTTAAAACCAAAAGGCATACGCGGACATGATTACTACAGTGCTTACCCCGGATATTTTGCTCACGGAAGATTTGGTATTGCTACAGATGTAGAAGACAAGCGTTGGATGATTATTCCCGAAGGTCAAGGTAATATGATTGGCGCTGTGTCTAGCGGCAATAAAGTAGGTTATGGACGTGATAGAATATATACCAAAGAGCTAAAAGACAGACTTGATGCGTACATGGACGATAATCACGGAACTGATCGTCTTGGGCGACGTAGCGGGGGAGACGAGGTAAAAATTCCGTATACGGATGAAGTGCATCAGTACATGTTGCGGATTGATAATCTAAAACCAAAAGTTATGACAGAGATGTCCGACCTAAAAAGACAGGTTGCTGAATATGAAAAAGCAGTGGCTGATATGGAAAGCTCTCCTAATTCATATGTGAATCCAGAAAGAATAACCGATAGAGTTTCGGTAGCGTATGACCATGATTATCCTATTCAAAGAGCGTTGCTGGAAGATGATAACTTTAGAGCACAAATATTTGCCAGAGTAGATTCTGGTGCTGACGGTAACAATGCCGACATGAACGCAATCGAAGCTCTAATTACAGATAAAATGGATTCTATGGGTATTGATTTAAATCCCGGTCAAATAGATTCGCTGGCTACAAATGTACGAAACATTAAACGCGCTTTGGATAGAAACCTAGAAAAGGCCCGACAAGGAGAAAATCCTCCAGATATAACTAGCTATAATTTAGCAGCACACTATACTAGGAGAGCCGCAGCAGAAGATTCAAGCCGTGTGTTTTTTAGGAGTATGTCGGCGGAAGAATATCTAGCTCTTACTCCATCGGAACAGCTTAGAATAACAGTTCTAGATAATGCTGTCGCTAATTTAAAAAATTACCTGAGCAACTACCGTCAAGTTGAAGTGATGAATGACGATAAATTCGTCTCTTTCATTAATGATTTAGATCTAACAGATTTAGATTTGAGTGACGGCGATGTAAGAAAGAGGTTGGTTAATGATGCCTTTGATGCGTTGAGCGAAAATACAAAGCTACGAATAGGTGAAGTGACGAAAGCGCGTCAGGCTGAAATAAACAACAGGGTTAATTTGGGCGTAGAATTGGAGACCCAACTTTTTAACCCTGACGAAACACTAGACGATAAGATAAAAACAGCTATTTCTTCGTTTATAAATGAGTCAAATATCAAAAACATTAAGGATGGGGTTGTTATAAAAAATCTAAATACACAAAAACAACAAGCTTTAGATAGTCAGGCTGCTATACAAAATGACTACAATCAGGCCACTGCTGATTTTTCTGAAGCCATAGAAAATGACCCGGACGCTGCTATATTAAAAGATCTTTTATATGTAGCTAAAGATTCAGTTGATAGTAACGGTGTAAATGGTTTTATGGCAGTGCCGCCATATTCCAGAGACAAGGATTTTTATGAATTTTTTGCACGGTCAATGATCAAAGAAGCGGAAGATTTAGGTCTGGATGGTGTTATATTCCCTGATTCACACTACATACTGCAAAGACCGGGAAGAGATGCGGGTCCAGTTCAATTAAAGAACTACGGAGAGCACATCGACACAGGTCTAAAACAATTTACTGAAGCCGAAGGTGTGGTTGTTGATCCAGTAAACGCTGGACTTCCTGAAGCGCAAAGACAGCCGTTTAGACCTACACCAGAAGTAGAGTTAAAAAATCACAGGAATGATCCAAATCCAATTTTGTTTAGGAAGTTGAATGCTAGCGGTATTCCAACTGGTGAAGTCGTCAAAGACTTTCCTGTAAGAGGAATTGATGTTCGTAATCCTGATGTTATGGATCAATTACAGCCAGTTTTAGATGATCAAGAAGCTGCCAAGAATGTACGCAGAGAAGCGGATAAGGATCTAAAACGATTAAACAAGGAACTTGAGCGGGAACGAAGAAAACAGAACCCTGATATTGACCGCGTACAAGAACTAGAAGAAAGCATAGAGGACGCAGTAACGGTGGCAGGAGAGGCCGCTGCCGATGAAGCGCAGGCAATGCGCGATGTTACCGCGAAGAAAAGGGATCTCCGCGAAGAATACTCAAGTCCGCTGCGTGTAGTTAGGTTCAGTAACAGAGACAATCAGCTTACAGCACAACGTCCCATTAGACGCGCAGCGGGTGGTATGGTAAGATCTGGCATTGGCGCTATGGCTAGGGAAGTGCTGTAATGATAACTGGAAAATCTAAGACAAAAGTTAATAAGGTAGTCAAAAAACTTGAAAAGGCATCGAAGGCGCATGCTAGTCAAGCAAAGACACTATCTAAACTTGTTAAGAAAACAAACGGTGGTATGGTCAAGGGCTTCAGCCCGATTGCCCGTCCACAAAGATTTAAGGGTGTATTTTAATGGCACTACCACCACAGATGGTTGACATGGCTATGGGACCCGGCGGTCCCGGCATGACTGATGAACAATCAATGACCGAGGTTCAAGTACCGAATACGGACTTACCAGATCTTCCGCCCAACATCGAGTTGGTTGGCGCTGAAGAAATGCCCATGGAGATAGAGACGGAAGTCTATGATCACAACGCTAACTTAGCTGAGATCTTGGACGATTCGGACCTTGGCACTTTGTCCTCGGACCTTAGTACTAAGATTGACGAGGATAAGTCGTCGCGTGAAGATTGGGAGTCAGCCATTGCGAAGGGGCTGGGTCTGCTTGGTATTAATTATGAAGAGCGCAACGAGCCGTTCATGGGTGCGTCTGGTGTGACACATCCGTTGTTGTCGGAAGCTGTGACGCAGTTTCAGGCACAGGCGTATCGTGAGATGCTGCCACCGGGCGGTCCTGTAAAGACACAGATACTGGGGGCGCAGACACGCGAGTTGGAAGATCAGGCACAGCGTGTCAAGGACTACATGAATTATCAGATTACGGAGATAATGGAAGAGTTTGATCAGGACACAGATCAAATGCTTTTTTATCTGCCGATTACTGGTTCTACCTTCAAGAAGGTGTACTTTGACCAAACTAAACAACGTGCGGTATCAAAGTTTGTGCCTGCTGAAGATTTGGTTGTTCCGTATGCTGCTTCTGATTTACGCACTGCGGAGCGTTACACACACGTCTTCCGTATGACAGAGAACGAAATACGGAAGCTACAAGTTGCAGGGATATATAAAGATGTTGACTTGTCTCCAAACGAAGATGACGAAAGTGATTCAACGATCCGTGGAAAAGCTGACGAGATTCAAGGTTTGCGCCCGGGATACTCTGATGAACTGGTTACACTATATGAAGTCCATGTTGACCTTGACCTTGAGGGATTTGAGGATATGGATCCGCAAGGTCAAGCTACGGGTATCAAACTGCCGTATATTGTCACTATGGACGCAGATTCGGGCAAAATTCTTTCGGTAGTACGCAACTATCGTGAGAACGATCCGATGCGCCGCAAGCGCGATTATTTTGTACACTACAAGTTTTTGCCGGGTCTGGGCTTTTATGGCTTTGGCCTGTTGCACATGATAGGGGGCTTGAGCCGTGCAGCAACTTCAATACTACGCCAGCTTATCGATGCAGGCACTTTGTCGAATTTACCGGGCGGTTTCAAAGCGCGTGGCGTCCGCATCAGAAACAGCGATGACCCTGTTAACCCGGGCGAGTTCCGCGATCTTGATGTCCCCGGCGGTGATATTCGCAATGCTCTTATGCCACTCCCATACAAGGAGCCTTCTGGTACGTTGGCTCAACTACTCGGGGTGGTCGTTGATTCGGGTAGACGATTTGCACAAGTCGCAGACACAAAGGTCGCAGATGTCAACTCACAGGCTCCCGTGGGAACAACAGTGGCCCTGATTGAACAGGGTTCAAAAGTTATATCAAGCATACACAAGCGCCTGCACTATGCACAAAAATCAGAGTTCAGGATGCTGTCTGAAATATTTGCTAACAATCCTATGCCGTACCCCTATCCTGTTGGGGGCAATGTGAACCCGCAGATCATGGCACAAGATTTTGACGGGCGTGTAGATATTCTTCCAGTCTCTGACCCGTCGATCTTTTCTATGGCACAACGTCTGTCACTGGCACAAACACAACTGCAACTGGCACAGGCTGCGCCACAGATGCACAATCTCTATGAAGCCTATCGTCGTATGTATGATGCGCTTGATGTCAAAAACATTGATAGTATTTTGCCACCACCACAGCCACCCGCACCAAAAGATCCGGCAACAGAAAACTCAGAAGCCATGAAGGGCAAGCCGCCGCAGGCATTCCCGCAACAGGATCACCGCGCACACATTCGTGTACACGCGGCGCTGTTGCAGTCACCTGCACTGGCAGCGAACCCGCAGGCTTTCTTGGCGTTGCAATCACATGTGCAGGATCACGTCTCTATGTTTGCGCGTGATATTGTGCAGGAAGTGTTTAGAAAAGGTATCGAACAAGCACAAGCTGATGGCGAACCTATTCCACAGATTGATCCAAACGCGGTGGAAGCTATGGTTGCACAGCAGATTGCAGAAACACTAGAACAGCTTGCACCTATGTTGATGCCTGCACAGCAGGGAGATCCGCTGGTAGCGATCCGTCAGCAGGAGTTGCAGAACGATGCGATGGAAATTCAGCGCAAGATGAGCAACGATGTGATGGACTATCAAATCGATCAGGCCAAGATCACTCAGGCTATGCAGCTTGCACAACAGCGCATGTCTGTGCAGCGTGATATTGCCGATCAAAGAAACGATGTCAACGTATACCGCATTAACACACAAGCTGACTTAGCAAGGAACCGCAGACAATGATTAAATGGTTAAAGAATTTTTGGTTATGTAAGTTTGGTGATCTATCTGAACACAGAAAGCACACAACTAAGTATGAAGATTTGTGTATGTAATGTTCAAGCTAATAGTCATCGCTTGCAGTGTTGTCGTTCCTACTGATTGCTACCAATATCACGATACCAGAGGCCCCTACGAAGACAGGAGCAGATGCATTAGTCGAGCTTATGATATGGGCAACGATATAGCTCAATATAATAAAGGTAAGATTATGCCTAGATCATTTAACTGTGTAGCGCTGAATGGAACAAGACTATGATTCAAGCACTGATTGGACCAGTCACAGGACTGCTGGATAAATTTATCGAAGACAAAGACCAAAAGAACAAGTTGGCGCATGAAATCGCCACGATGGCTGAAAAGCAAATGCATGAAGCCAACATGGGTCAGATAGAAATAAACAAGGCCGAGGCCCAGCATCGTAGTATATTTGTGGCAGGGTGGAGACCCTTTCTTGGCTGGGGCCTAGCGTTTGCCATGATATGGCATTTCGTTTTTGCTCCCATGATTATTTTTGGTTTTGCCTATGCAGGCATGGAAGCACCAGAGCTACCTGCCTTTGATATGGATAGTTTGATGACTGTGCTGCTCGGGATGCTAGGACTTGGTGGTCTTAGGACTGTAGAGAAGGTTAAAGGCATAACAAAGTGATTACGGTAGAACAGTTTCTACGTTGGAAGGTTCTGCCTAGATTTATGATGTTGGTTAGTACGGCCATGTCGTGGCGATGCGCTGAATGGTTTATGGCTTTGGAAGATCCGACGGCGTCACAGTCTGCTTTTGTTAGCGTAGTTATGGGAGTAATGACTGGTGTCTTCGGAATCTGGATGGGACACGAACACAAAGACCACAAAGACCACAAAACAGAGTAGCCCCTGTGTTGGTATTTGTGTACTTGACGAAGATCGTATAAGATGTATTGGCTGTGACAGGACAATAGAAGAGATAGTAAAATCAGGAGCGTGTTATGGTAAGGCCAAGAGTAAGTCAGTTCGCTGATGATTTAAAAATTAGTAGGCCAAAAGCAAACAAGCTAATGAAGAAGGCTCGTGCTCGTAAGGATGGCGGGTCCGAAATACTAGATAGTTATTCTCCAGAGCTACGCAAAAGGATGCAACGCTTTGAGGATGCAGAACGTATATTCACCGAAGACACGAGGATAGGAACCATGTCTGAAGACAAGAAGAAAAAGATGAAGCTGCCTAAGTCCAAGAAAAAGATGTTGGATAAGATGCAGAGTGATGTAACTAAAAACCCCGGCACACTTTACGATGCTATGGAACAAGCTGATCTTGAGTTTGACGGTGTCGAAGAAAGATCACGCGGCGGCGGTATAGCTATTCAAGGTACAAAGTTCGTCGGAGTTAGATAATGCCTGATTATGGCGACGATAAAGGCTTTCAGGGATCTGGTAGCGGCGAAGCCTCTACAGGTGTCGGCGATAAAGACGCCGCAGATCGCTCCCGCGAACAGTTCAACAGAAATCGTCAAATAACAGACACTAACCCTTATGGCAATGAAGGGTTTTTTACTCGTGTGTTTGGTATTGATCCAAAAAATATTAGTTATGCTGGTAATTTTAGCACTAATCCCAGTCAAGATTTAGCTATTAGAAAAGGCATAGCGGCAAATCAACTTGATAAATTTGTAAATCCCATGCGGGATTTAGGGCAGCGTCCCGGCACTGTAAGACCCGGTCTTAAAGCAGGCGACGAAACAGCTTTTGGTACTGTTGAGTCCCAATATACAGAACAAACCCCACAGCAAATGGCGGCTAGATTTGGTGCTGGGTTGCTTGGGGGGCCACTTTTTAGTGGTATCCTGTCACAAGTGGGCACTACGGAAAATGTAATTGCTGGTCTCTCTCCCGGTTTTGATCCACAAAATCCCCGTGGACCTCAAGGTATATTGGGTCAAGCGGCTAGTCTTCTAACTGGTGGTGTGGATCCAATGCAGGCGGCAGCACAAGCGGCGGCAGGTATACAGAGCCTGAGAGATCGCTTTGCTCCAGACACACCTATGCCCGGAGTTATGCCTACGTCTCCACCAGATCGCCCCGCAAGAAATCCAGATTCGTTAGCAGGGTTTGAACAAAGATTTAACAGACCATCGGCAGGAGCAGGAGCACCTAGATCACAGGTTAACATGACAAGAACACGGGGACCGGGCGTTGAATCATTTTTTGCTGAATCAACAGAACAAAACCCTGTTCCTAGTGTTTCGATAAACAGTCCATCTACTGCGTTTAAGGAAGACTTAATGGATGCTTACTTAGATTCAAGAGAGAGACAAATGACGCCCACAGCGGAATTACGTCAAAGAAATGATCAGCGTTTTGGTAATAGACTTTCAAGTTCAACCATTGGTTTCCCTGACGTAAACAGAAGACGTGCAAGCACAGTAGACACAACTAATTTGTACGATCAAGGTGGGGGTATGTACAGAACTACACCTAAACAATCTGCATATGAAAAAGTGTTAGAAATGATGGGCATAAGGCAAGGACGCAGAG